GAGGTAGAGTCTACTCCTGTAATGTTTCTGACTTCTGTTGTTATTTCTGTTAAGGTCATAATATTCCCAATAAAGAGGGGGAGATTAATCCCCCTCTTCGGTTATTGATTAGCTTAGATCAGTTCTGTCTGTTACATACTGAATGACACCGTAGTCTTTGCTGTTGTAGTCACTAATGTCTACACCATAGATCTTTGCTGCTGAAATACCAAGTTGGTTTCCATAGTCAAAGGTCTTTTCTACCCACATCATATCAGATGATTCTGCAAAACAAGCTGCTTGTGCGCCCATGAAAAGGTTTCTAGCACCTTTTACAGCCGCTCCACCACCGTTATCGAAAGTGTTTACACCTTCGTGAGCGTGGATCACAACCCCATTGTAGATACCTAAAGCACCTTTAAACAATGGATTACTATCACCTCTCTGTTGAGCTTCTCTTTGAATCTTCTGAAATGCTTCTAATTCAAACAGATCGTAAGCAACTTCAGGATGCAATACCAATACATAGTAGTCGTTACCGTCTACACGGATTGGTCTCATTCTGTAGTTAGCAGATCCACCTATCTGAGCTAGTGTTTTCATTGCACTAATATCAGCTAAGGTTATTGAATCGTTAGTAGCTAATGCTGCTTTCGGATCAGAAGTTGCATACACAGAAAGAGCAGCATCTGCTCTATAATAAGCGTGAGTACCACTTGTTGCTGATAAAGCAGAAAAAATATCTGCATCAATCAACTCTGAGTATTGTGTTTTGAGAAGATCTAGGGAAGTACTTCTGAAATCATAAAGCACTTTAGAGTTTGCGAATTTACCTGTATCTCTTACAGCTAACCTTTTTTGATTCGTGCTAACTGTGTTTGAAAAGGTAGATAGCGATTGCTCGTTACCCTCTAATGATGAATCACCAGTAATTGCACTTCCTGAAAGCTGAGAAACAAGACCAAAAGTAACATCTTTACCTTTGCCTTCTTCCATTTGCTTTACATGAATTGCACTTCCTGGGCCTTCACCCATGAATTTACTAAAGTAAACTCCTTTGCTAACTTCACTCTGGAGTTCTTTAGCCCATCGTGAAACTTGTAGGCCTGATGCCCAATTTGCTGCCATTATTGACTCCTATTAGTTAAGGTTAGTTTTGAAGAATTTACACCAGACAACAATCTTTGCTGCATCAGCATTGTTGAGTGCTTTTACATCAATGGTATCTTCTGCTGAGTAATATCTTCCACCACTGTAAGCAGTAGTTCCGTTGATACTACTATAAGATGCTCCTGCACTATTACCGTTAGAACCATCTAAGAATCCATCAACATCGTCACCGTCACCAACATCAATAGTTAGTGTACCACCTTCTGCTGTAAGAATTACTGCTCCAACTGCGACAACAATAGAACCTGCAGGTACTGTCATAGCTTGCCAAATATCGTCTGCTGCTAAATTTTGTACAGCAGTGTCAATCATTGCAGCCATTATACCACCAGGCATTGCATCAGTTTGTGGAGATGTATTTCCGAAACCAGAAGATGAATCAAAAGGGCCTTCTTTATGTGAAACTGTAGCCATTTTTTTCTCCTAATTAAAATCCAGAAGTAACTTCCATTAAGGCTTTCCTACGAACTTCAGGGGATAAATTGCTCCATTGCTCAGGGCTTAGATTATCGTAATCTGTGTCCGACTCGTTTCCTGTACTAACATTAGACAGTGTGGTCGGTATCTTGGTTGCTTCCGTTGCTTTTCTCGCTTTATCTATCTCTGAGTTCGTAACATCCTTAACAGGTTTGTTCTGAATGTTATAAACATTATAGGCATCCTCTATAAAGGTGATGCCCCTTTCATCGCCAAAAGCAGCAATCTTTGCTAACTCTTCTTGACCTAAACCTGGATTCTTTTCAATGAAATCACTCATCATAGCATCCATAGCACCATTATACTCTGTCTCAGCTTTCTTCGCTTCTTCAGCTTGGAACCTCTGATCGATCATATCTTGTGCTTTTTTAGCAGCCATAAACTCAATGTACTCTTTCTGCTTTGCAGGGTCGTATTCATCAAACTCAGGGATTGCCTCTGGTTCCTCTTCAGGTTCCATTGACTCCTTTAGTTCTTCGACCATTTTACGCAAATCACCAAGTTCATTGGTTTGTCTGCCATTTAGGCTTTGTAGATTAGCATAAGACTTATCCCTTTCTTCAGCAAACTTCAAAAGGTCATCAACGGAATCAAATTGATTCTCGCCTATCTGTAACTTTTGCTCTGCTGTTTCTGGGGTCTCGGTTGATTCTGCTTCAACCTCTGTCTCGTTATTGGTCGGGGATTCTTCTACGTTAGAGTCGCTATACTCTTCACCAGACATTTCCTTTTCCTCATCAATATATTGAAACTTAGATTCACTCATTATTGCATTACTCCTTCTCCACCTTTTGGTGGGGGTTTTTGTTGTTGTTGTTGCGACTGGACTTGAGCTTGGCGTTCTTGCTCAAATTTCTCCAGTATCTCATCGGATGCTTCCATGTCGGATAGTTCAACGAAAAGTGGGAATAAACTAGCGTACCCATTTCGTACTAATTCCCCAACTTGGTTAGCCATTAACGCTCTCATCGTTGGAGTATTTTGACCCTGGTCTAAGACCACATCAAACTCCATTGTTGAGAAGTTGTCCAAAAATTGGCTGATGATCTGATTGACTTCTGCCTGTTCTTCAGGTTCCACCTTATCAAATTCAGCTCCTATAATTCTTTGTATCTTATCTACAGAATAATACTGTTGCATATTAGACACTGCCATTTCTAATGTATTCTTTTTACAAGTGTCTAAGTTCTCCATTTGTTCCATTAAGGTATTCATACCCTGACGAATTCTAGTTTGAGCTGCAAGTCCCGATTCTGTAGAACTGGTTGCTATACCCATCATTGGATCTGTCGCACCACTGATTTCTTTCGCATCAAAGTCGCTTCTCTGTTCAAACGAAGCAATCGTTGGTACAAGTGCTGTGTGCTGATTAGACCATTGACTCATAAAATCAGATATTCTACCTTTGAATCCAGGTATACCTATCCATTCTCCATTCGCTGAAGCTCTATTCATTTGGTCTGCAGTAACCTTATTTCCTGTGAAAATACCACCACCCTTTGGAGAACGATTAATAATATCTAAGGCTTGTGACCTACGCTTATTCTTTTCTCTCTGAGGGTCTTTTAAATTTTCAACCATTCCAAATGTTTCTACATTATCACCAGAGTCTTCAAACGTATAAAAGAACGGTATTAATGGAAACTGATTATGTTTATATGGATTTGGCGTTTTTTCCTGTAAGACTCTTGCACCTGCAAATACAGTTACATAGGTCTTCGGAACACTTTTAGACACCACATTTAACTCTACAGGAGCGACTTCCATCTCAGGTCTTTCCATAATACTTCTAATTGCTTCATTGGCTTTACGTTTGGTCTTAAAACCTTCCTGAGAAAACCTCCCTGTTTGTGGATTCACTAAATAAAATTCTTTTTCATACTCTCTTTCCCATAACTCTATAATACGAATCTTCTTGCGATGCGCATCCATGTTATAGGCTTCCATGCTTTTAAAACCATAGTTAGGGTCTACATTCTTATATTTATCACCCAACTGTACACCAGTTAAGGATTCTTCACCAATTAATGACTCTTGTATATCTTCAGCATTCTTTACATCTCTCAGTGCATCTGGAAACATATTTTTAGCTTTAGAAATAGAGATTAACTTGGTTCTTGCTAGTCTACCCCACTGTGAACAATCAGGAGTGGTCGCTTCTGGATCCATTAATACATTCATCCAGGACTCTCTTCTGATGCTAATCTTACTATCAAAGTATTCGCCTGCTTCTACAGATAAGTCTACCCATCCTCTACCTGTAATTACACCGTCCTTAAAGACACGACTAAATACATTGTTTAATGATTGATTGTTTTCTAAATGATATAAAAGAGAAGTAATTAGTTTTGCTTCGTTATCATCATTCATTTCTACAGGTCTGGCACGGTATGATGTTCTACCTTGTCTTTCAATACCAGTCACTAAGTTTACCTTTGGAAGAATAATATTCAGCTGAAGAGGAGGACGGCCTTCAGCTCTTAGTTTTGATATGTCGGAACTATCCCATTGTCCAGTTCCGTACCCACCTGTATAAAAATACATAGATTCTTTTGCAGCTTGCATAAAGGTTCTATTACCGCTCTGCATTGCTTGATATACTTCATGTAAATATGCTAAATCGCTCATGTACCCATCCAACTTGTTGTGCGTTTAAAGAAGCTCGGTGTTCGGTACGAGTTCTTGCGTTTTGGTTTATTTGAACCTTCTACCGCATGGACTAAATATCTAACACAGTCCATTGCGTGGTCATTCTTTTTCACAGGCTCTTCTGGTGCGCTTTTCTGGCTATGCCCATGCTTTAATTCTTTCCACTTGTAATCCATTATTTCGTCTAAAAGAAACCCCATATTTCTTACATCAAAGAACTTTAATTGACAGTGACCATTCTTATCGGTTGCCAAATAGCGTGCTACCCGATCAAATCCTGCTCTTTTATCATTATTTGCTCTCTCCCACTCAATACCATATTCTTCCCACTCATCAGCAATAGAATGACCGTCCCTTTCTGTTCTATTGATTGAGGGGTCAGCAATAAACTCATAGTCCACGCCTGTCTCTAATCTATCTTCTACCATTGGAACTACTTCATCTATGCGCATTTCTGAGCCATAAATAATATCATAAATAAAAATATTCTTTTCATCGTCTACTGCTGCAAATAAAATGCAGGTCGGGTTTTTATAACCATAGTCGTATACCACATATCTATTCCACCACTTGGGCATTTCAAAGTGGTTAACAACATGAATCTTTTCGTCAAACATCGGATAAACCAAACCTGCAAAATCGTCCCAACTACAATAGACATAACGATTAACCCACATATCAGGCATCGATAATAAATGTTTAATATAATCTGCAGGTAAGTGCGGATTATCACTATACACCTTTACCTCTTCATCGGTCTCTGGCGCAGGTGCATCGGGTGTCCAAGTCCTGGTCTCTATCAAACGATAGTCCCCTTTTGTCTTATTTTGCTTTTCTTTATGCTGTTTAAACTTCTTCCATACCCAATCATGTCCTGCAGGGTTACACGTATGAAAACTGCAACGCATTACACCCTTTTTCCTTAATTGACCTGCTGCAGCAATGAATGTACTCTCCGTAACCTCTTCTAACTGGTCAAAGGCATACCAACCTAGATTCATTGACTTAATACGCTGTATCGAGTCTCTAGAGTCGTCCAAAGCCATATACACAATCCTTGAACCATTCTTAAAGATAATCTCTCTATCTTGAGACCTGTGCTTGGAAACAAAACCACCTGCTAAGTCCAGTAGTTGAATTAGTGTTGATTTCTTGAACGCATCGAGTACCTTACGTCCCATTAAGCCTAAGTTATTCTCGTAAGCTGCACTTTGTTGGATCGCTTCCATGCACATGGCCTCAGTTTTACCTGTACCTAAACTTCCTGCCATTAAATGATGTTTAGACCACCCAGTATATAGGTGGTACTCCTGTTGATGCGGAAGTGGCTCGGTTACCGTACCATCAGGAAATTTATAACTTACTAAGATGTCATCATTCATGCTGTATTCTTATATAACTCTTTCCAATTAATCGGCAAACTACCGTCCGTCTCTAACTTAAATATTTTAATTGCCACATCGACAATTTCCCTAGATTCTACTTGATCTAGTCCGTATAAGTCACGCAATATGTCCAGTAAGAAGTCCCTGGGAGACAAATACTGTATATCACCTTTATCATTTACACCGTACGGATAATACTTCATTTTACGTTTTTAATCATTTTGGCACGGTCTTTAGGTGTAATCCCTGCGACCATTACATTAACCTGTGTGTTTGTATTGTGCATTCTGTCCCTATATTTGTGGGGGTCTAAGGACTTTAACTGGAAAATCCTTTCTGTCGTGTTCTTCGGCTCTGATGCTTGTTCATACGATAACTTTTCAAGACCATCTAACCTTTCTTGGTTAAATGATTTACGGAGGACATCCACTGCTTGTGCAAACTGGGGGTCTTTCTTCATCGCATATTGAACACTACCGTAGTAATACCCCATCTTATTTGCCGCTATCGAAGGAAATCCGTGACAATCTACCATTGTCTTTAAGAAAGCATCTTTTTTGTCTTCTGTAAAGCGTACCTTTTTACCTGTGTCGATCTGTAAGGTGTTTAAGAAATTGGCATAGTATTCGTTGTCATGCAGGTTCTTTACCGCCTTTTTGACAGCCGACTTCTCCATTTCCTTCGTAGATTTTTTACGGTGTGCATCTTTCAAATCGTCTGGAATATATGATGGAAATAACATGAAATAAAATAGTTAATTCTTTATATTGTTTAATTTAAGAAAAAAATGTTTTGCTCTGAAATATGTACAGAGACTAACATATATACCCCTGCCCTCGCACAATGTCGGGTATGGGGGGGGGTGGTCTG